AGCGTCGGTGCCGTACCGCCGGGGAATTTCCAGTAGGACGAGTAAGCCAATGTGCGAGATCCTGTGGCATCTTGCGTGACGTAGATGATGCCACTTTGACCTGGCGTAAGACCCGTTGGGTTGCCAAGCGTACGGTTGCCCGCAAGCGTGACGGAAAAGTTATTACCACCAGTGGCCGACATGTCGACAGCAATCGTGGCCGCATCGGTTAATGCAACAATAGAAGCATATGCGTTATGGGTAACGGCTAGTGTCGGAATAGAAGAACCCCATGCGGGGGCAGCGGCGGAGCCGGCAGAAATTAAGAATTGACCAGACGTACCAAATCCGGTCGTACCGGATGTAGCAGGCGTTGTACCAAGATTGGTACTAAATCCAATAGCCCCGGATGAGTTAATAACGTGCGCACTAGCGCCGGTAGAACCCCAAGGAATATAAAATTTAAAACCATTTCCCGAACCAACAGCAATGTCGCCATCGTGGCCCGAGAAATAAATACCATTATTGATGGAAAAAAAGTCAGCAGGAGTTGATGAGCTAAACACCGATGAGTTCATACCGAACTCACCATAATAAGAGCTATCTGTTCCTAAGTCGTTACTTAAAACATAATTTGTAGATGCACCGGCGGTTCCAGATTTATTCTGCAACATTGATTGCAGATAAGAACCAGAAATTGTAGCACCCGAAGCAGTCGGTGAATTAGAAGCATTAAAACTTAAAACTGGTGTCGTGCTGGTAGATGAACTAGTTTGAACAGTACCAACAGCGATGCCAGATGCTAAATCAATAGCACCGGATGTTAAAGAAAAATTTGAAGATGGCGTAATTTCTTGTGATCCGGCTGAACCAGAACCGTTACCTAACAACTTACCAGTCGCAAACGACAATACATGCTCGGCGTTCCAGTTTGATGGCTGGACGAGTGTCGAGTCAGTACCGTCAGATTTTGCTGAAGTAAACGCGTGCTTGAGTGAAACGGTCATGGACTAAATCCTTACGAGATTTGGAAGATACCGTTGGTCGCATCAAACGCAACAGTCAGTGTTTCGGTATTTGCAAGGGTAATGGACGAACCATAATCCCACCAAGAGACGAGTGGTTTAGCAGGGCTGGTCTGCGTGTCATTATAAAGCACTGCGTACTGGAATGGTCCGATGGTGCCTGATGAAGTAAACACCACGTTGGTACCCACAACCTTGGCAACGCCAGTGGTCGTGCTTTCAGTAATCGTCGTAGCCGTACCGCCCGCGGTGTAACCCGAGCCGGCAGCAATTTCAGTGATATCCGTCTTGATCTGGTTCGTGGAAACCGGAGCAGTGTTGGTCAACATGACCTTAAAGGTATTCGACCCGAAATTGTGCTTACCGTCGATTAAGTCTTTGGTAAACTGATTGAACTTATTATAAGATGCCATTTCGTATCTCCGTCTTTGTTACCACGCAGGTAACTTTTAAAATTTCCAATACCGCCTGCGAGCAAATGTCTGCGGAAAATTCCAAGCTTGCCCACGATATATGTTTTTGTGCTGCGCTTCAACCTTAGCTTGAGAAATAGCACCCTTAAAATTTTTACCGTGTGCTACTGCCATCTGCGGGTTCGAATAAGGTTTAGCAACCTGCCCCATCATACGACTTAACACACCTTCCAGAATATCATTACCATACTTATTTAAAATCCAAGCAGGAAATTCTGGGTATCCGTCACGAGTAACCGGATCGGTAACGGTGAGGAAAACTCGTGCTGTATAGGTGTCGTCTGTATTCGGGGCGTAATTGAGGATGATCTCGCCGGGAGTTGCCATCGTAGCAGCCTGCGCGACGCCCTGAGAATTGGCTAAGCCCATAAGGCGGTTAATCACACCGGAAGTTGGTACGATGGTATAAGTATATGCAGCCGGATTCTGGATATATGTTTGTGTGGTTGTCTGCACATCAAAATCAATATCCTCATACCAGATGTTAGAGTTCTGGAAAAACTCGTTCATGCAGTAGAAAAGCTCGTTTTGAATCGTGGCATCAAGAGCGCCGGGGAGGCGGACTCTAGCGTTATCCATGAGGCGGTTCATATCAGCGTTTGCCATGATCCCCTCACGCTTGAATGGTTAGAAGCTGCGAAACAAACTTGTTCAAGAATGCTGCTGAGCGGCTGTCTTGAGTATTTTCATCGTCACGGAGCTGGGCTTGGCCGCAGATATAATAAACGAATGCCTGCCGGTACTGCGGATCAATATCGACAGAAGCCGACATGCTCGACGTAGAATAGCTAGGGAGGGTGGTACGTAGGTAGCCTCTGAGGACATCTGGGCGCAATCTACGCACTTCCATGATTCCTTCGGACAGAGCCTCAACTAAATCTGCATCGGGATAACGATATGGGACAACTTGGTCCTGTAAAAGAACCCGAGCGCGGTCAACATAATTTTGAACTGTATCGAGCGCCATGTTTTACCCCGCGTAAGGAGAAAGAGGGGGGTCTACGAAACCCCCCTCAATCTTTTTAGCCCTTAAGGACAACCGCCTGAGCGAGTGCCTTGCCGTCGACAACCTGATAACCATAGACCTGAAGGCCACGGAGAATCGTGCCGAAGGTAAGCTCGGAGCGGAGCGTCTCAACCTTCGAAATCTGCGAGGCAAACGTCAAACCATGAGCGTGACCTGCGTAGATTACGAACTGGCTGGCCGAAAGACCACCCGAGACACCGGCTGGAAGCAAGTTGGACACATAGACCGTAAAGCGGTCGATCATGCCAATGCGACCATTGCGCAGTGGGGTCGTAGGATCGCCCGTCAAGTATGCCTGACGGAGATCGGAGAACTTGAGGTACTGAGCAGCCCAAGCAGGAATGACAACCCAACGGCCGTCTTCTGGGATGTTCTGTTCGTCAAGAGTCTGACCGAGACGGAGGATCGCGTCGAGGATTTCGACCTGACCGGTCGAAGGCGAACGCGAAACAATCGTCAGAGGAGCACCGGTCGAGCCAAGGTTGATCGAACCGGTGATCGCACCAGCAGCCGTACCACGGTTAACCGAGGCCATGTTGCTTAGGATACCACCGAGAACGTCCGTATCGACCTTAATCTTGAGCTGCTGAGCAGCGTCATCAGACCAGATCGAGAGAGCGTTCAAGTCCGACTGAACGTCCATAACGTCGTCGAGGATCGTATTGAAGTACTTACCGTTGCCGATATAGAGTTCAATGTTCGAGCCTTCTGGGCGATCAAGCGAGAGCGTACCGTCTGCGAGGTAATCGCGGATGGTGATCGTTGGTTTCGTACGAATCTTAACGCGGTCACCCTGATTGCGGATTTCGCCTTCATAGTCCGTGTTAGAAATCGCTGCGAGAACCGTCGAGGCGTAGAACTTCTCGACGAGTTTGCCCGACCAGATTTCAGGAATAAATCCGTTTGACTGGAAGGCGTTACCGGTACCACCGGTAGGATAGATTGCTGGGGTAGTGCCGCTGCCTGCGACTCCAAAACCCGATGATGGAATAGCCATTGCTTAGCTTCCTTAATGAAAAAGTTAACGGATGCGCCCTTCCCGCTGAGCCTCGAAAATTTGGGACTCGGCCTTGTTCTTCTCAGCATCCCTGCCACGGAATTTACCGGCAGCAACTTCTGAATAGAACGCAGCGATCTGTGCGCGTGTGAAGATGGGCTTCTCTACGGGGGCTGTATTAGAGCCTGCCGCAGTCTTGGCTCTGCCGGGTGCCGCGAAGTTCTCTAGCGGAACCTTGGGGACCGTAGTGGTCTGACCTTGGTTCGGCCCGTATCCTGCGGGTGCCACAGCAGCCTCTTCAGCGAGGAAGCCGTTAAAGAAGTTTAGTATACGGGAGGCATCGCCGCGCGCATACGCTGACTTCAGCATGTCATGACGAATATCACCAGAATACGGGTCTGGCAAGCGTAACCAGTCAAGAAATTCTGGATTTGTATTTAACTCCCTCCAGTCGGGCATCCGACTGTCCAGAGTAGACAACAGTTTAGACTGGGTATCTTGAGCTACAACCCCGTTCAAACCTTGGAGTTTTGACTCAAGTTCTGCAATTTTTGCCTCGTAAGCTTTAACCACTGGGGTCAATTCTTCACGAGCTTTTTTACCCACAACATTTAAAAAGTCGGAGCCATAATCCCGCTCTTCATCGGGGGTAATTAACTTTTCTGCGGATAAATCTGGAAGTGTCATGGACGAAGAAGCGGGCGCTGACTGTAAAGTTGCAATGATGTTTTGCAGATTTTGAATCTGCTCTGACATCTGCCGGACCTGTTCTTGCTGGCGGGTATAGCGCCCATTCACGGACTTATACTTGTGTTCCCAGCTTTCATCGTTCGAACCAGAAGTCTGCTCTTGCTCTCGCTCTTGCGGAGTTGAGATACTCTGGGACGAAAGCTCGGGATGCGACCCGTTACTTTCTGAGGTAACCGGAGCCGGCTCTGGATTTTGGTTCTGGTTCTGGTTTTTGACTGCGTTAAAGATTTCTTCGGAGCGGGCGGCTGCGGCACGAACTGCGGCAGGGAGCTTAACGCTCGTATCAATTTGCATGGTGGATTCGCTCACTTACGTTTTCCTTGATATTGATCGGCCTTGGACTGGCAGTTAACCAATAGGTCAAGGAGACGGGTGCAAGCTTGCGCGCGTCCTTGGGCTACCGGTAATGTGTCGAAGGGCGATGCAACAAGATTATCCCGTTGCTTGTTGGTGTATTGTACAAATGCCCCTAAAAACTCTTTCCAGCTTTCAGGGGCAGTTCTTGCTAGTATTGCCGCTCTAATGGTGAGGTCTTCATCCATTAGACATTGCGACCCATTGAGAAGATGTTGATACCCATCGTGCCTACACCGTTGGCGTCTGCTGGGGTCATCTTCGAATAGTTGTTCATAGAGCGCTGAACTGGATCACCACCCGTGATCGTGGCGCGCGCATGACGGTTTGGTAGAATCTCGTGGGCAATCTGTTTGCCGGGTTTCTCACCAACCGATGCTGTTTTTTTGTAGTTCGGGCGTTGCGGATCATCCGAGCCGCTGCTCATGCCAGCCATATAAGTCTCCTGTTTTCCGGTAGAATTTTTGCTATAATCACGACGTTGTGGATCATCTGAACCCGATCCATTACCAGTTCTCATAATAACTCCTTAATGAACCGAGTACCAAAAGTTACCGCTTGGAGACACACTTCCGGTTGCCGTAATCAGGGCATTAATGACCCCAGTGATATCACTGGGGTCAATGTTGATCTTATTAAGGATTGTCATGCCAACCCCCTGTTACGCGCTATAGAGTGTATTCCAAGTACCGGCGACTGCGCAAATAAATGAAGCAGACTTAGCGGCTGCTACACCGAATGCACCATTCTGGGTAGCATTCATGTATTCACCGGAAGCTGGATATACGTTCATTGAGTTAGTTGCAGTCGCGTTAATTACATCGACGCGAGCGCCGGCGGTAGCAGCAGGGAGCTTAACCGAGTCGTTAGCCGAAGCTACCGTGGTGACACGGTTGATCGACGAGGTAAGTACAGTTGCGTTGGTCTGACCGCCACCCGCATATGCGGTAATAGCGTTCGTAACCGAGTCACGAGCAGCAAGCGCACCCGAGACATCGCTCGGGTCAACAAAAAGTTTAGATATTACAGACATCGGAGTACCTTTCTAAATTAACCGTTACGAGGAGCGGAGGAGCCGGGGAGGGCCGTGTCTGCGGTCTGAGGACCAAACATCTTAGTCGTGCCACCCTTAACACCCCAGTTATTGTCTGGAGCCTGACGACCGTTGGCTGGCGAAGATTCACCCGGCTTAGCTGGCGAAGCATCCTGCTCACCAAACATCGAGGTCTTACCGACGCTATAACCAATACCGAACTTGTTGTTTGCCTTCATGTTGCCGTTGTTTGGCGACGAAGTTCCGGGGGTTGCTGGCGAAGCATCTTGCTCACCAAACATCTTAGTCGTACCACCTTTAGCAAAGACGTTGCCCTTCTCGGACTTCTCCTTACCAAATACTTCTGAGTTCTTAGCCATGAGTTTTTTCCTTAATAGTTCTGACAAGAGATGACTTTACTGCCCTTGCCATAGGCCATGGCTTGGACTTTTCCCCCCTTTGCCAACCCTTGAGTTGGGAGGTAGGAACCTGCTGGAGCCGACATTCCCGGTACTTTCGCATTCGGGATTGGCGTCACGTTATTAGAAGCTCTGGGGTCATAACCACCTACGTTAAAACCCTTACCACGAATCTGCACAACCTTCTCACCTTTAGGAACGTTGACCCGTGGCATCTTTTGAAGTTGGCGAACAGTGGACATATTTTTCATTGATCGTCACCCGCTTGTTTCTTGGCGGTTTCATAGTCCGTCTGCGTCGAGTTAGACGCGTCCGACAAACGGGCCATTTTATTATTCTGAGCGCGATTATAAACTCCGCCGCGAGATGGCTCGCGTCCGGCGTCATAAAGATCATCGTTTGCTTTGCTATGCGCACTTGCGGCTGCACCAACACGTTGGGCCTCAGTTACCTTGCCACCCTCTTCGTACTTACTCACAACCTTTGAATGAAGGTGCGGTATGCCCTTAAGTACAGACTTCATTTTAGCCCCCAGAAATATTAGTGCGCGGTCCCATGTCACCGCTTGCCCCAGTTCCAGCTTGTCCGCCCTGCGCATTGGCTGCATTATTACCCATACCACCGTGGCCGGGTTGGCCTTGTGCTTGGGCAACTGCTGCCGCCTGCTTCTGCATTTGGTCAAGTTGATCTTCAGTTGGTACAATATCTTCGCCCGGAAGTCCAATCGTCGTTGCGACATTCCGCAAGATCGCAGCGCGACCTTTAGGACCAACAATCTGAGCATCCACAGGATTGGCAGTGATCTGCAAGAACTCAAGCTGACGAGCGCGCTGGGTTTCTTTTTGCACCGCAACAGAGACACCAAGGACGCGAACCTTCTCCTCGCCGGTCAACAGACCAGACTGGTCAGTCAGCATCACCATATCAAACAACCCACCGAGCAGCGGCTCAAGTACATCGCGGTCGATATTGGCTGCAACCGTTTGGAGAATCTTGGACGCATTCCCCATAAGCATGGCTAATCCAGAGGCCGTACGACCTGCTCCGCCACCTGCTCCGTTACCCGATAAGTACTTGGGAATAGCCGATAAATCGTCGGCCATATTAACAAACTGCTGGTAAACGCCCAGAAGTTCTTGGGCATTCGAGTTCGGTTGAAAGAAGCTAATAGGCTGCGAGCTATTATTACCCATCGGGTCGCTCTGGACGTGCCAACGCTTCCACGGATAAAGCTCTTCACCGTCCTCGTCAGGGGTCAACCGGTCGTCATTAACAACAACCTGAGGCCCAGAACTGATCGAAAGATTGTTAATCAGCGCCCTCAAAGTAGCATTTGAAGCCTCTTGGATGTCGTTTAGGATGTCTGGAAGGCCATTTCCAACGGGTGTTCCGGGTACTTTTTCGAATGATGTTATGTAATATGGGTGCCGCTTACGGGGACTTGGGGCCATCTGAACCTTGATAATAAAGTTCCCAATGGTCCAAATCTGCACGTAATAATCGCGTAATGGATCAGGAATTTGCTCCTCATTCATGCCATATTGGAGCAACATCCGGCCTTGTACGTTCCCCGTAAACTCAAGGCAGGTAATCAAGCCAGACTGGTTAAGCTGCGGGTTCTCACGGCTCTCCTGAACTGCGCGTTCAGCGTCCGTCTGATCCCAATTATCCACCAAGCCACCGTTGCCATATAAGTCAAGTACGCCACGAATGGCGTCAGAGTTATATCCGGGAAGGTCAAGAAGATCGTTAAGATCAGAACGTGTAAACCGGGTACGCTCGATGACCGATGCGTCCTCGATGTCAGACACGCCGGGCGTCCACCAGATATCAAATGGGGATACGCGGGTCCATGTTAACTTGGGCTTTTGCTGGACCGTTGCTTGGTTACTTTGCCAAGTAACTTCCGGCACGATGCGAACCACCGGACCCTTAATTACTGCAAACGGAAAGAGCGGCAAGTCGGTAATAAACTCAGCCAGAGCCTTGTAGAACCCGCCCTCTTTAAGAATCTCGTCCAGCTTATCCTCAGCGATGCGAGCCTGCTCAGCGCCCTTCTTCTTGGCTGCTTGGCGTGCTGCTTCTACGAGCTGCATTGTCCGGTCACGGATTGCATTGATATCTGGCGGCTGGCCTTGAGCCGCCATGGTCTGCATCTCGGACTGCACGAGCTGGTTTACTGATGCCATGATGTTGGCAGGGATCGACGGGTCGTCGGGAGCGTCAAGGCCCCACGGGCGATCAGGGGAAAGATACACATCGCGAAGCAGCGATGATGCACCGCGGCATTTCATGGCAATGACACGGGCATAAACTTCCGATCCACCGAACCGGCGAATCTCGTTAAGCTTAGCCGAGTCATACTGGCCGTTGAACACACGGAGCGCATTAATCAACCGATCCGACCACCCCGCCATAGCGTTGTTCCGGTGACGCTTGAATATGTCAAACTGTCTGTGTACATAAGAAACCAGCGGTGTTAGCTGGTCTGGTGAGTTTGCTGCGTCTTGGGCCGACGCGATTTCTTCGTCACGAGCCTTGATCGCGGCATCAAGCTGAGCCGGACCAACAACACGTAAAACGCTACCCATTTGTGATACTGCCATGAAAAAGGTTCCCGGCCCTCGACGATCACCCCATCAATACAGTATAATGGGGGTAGAAATCAACCACGGAGTAAAACATGAATGCTCTTACCGAGCAACACACTAGCTTTAATGAGCTTACATTCTTAAAGCTTGCGCGTGAAATCGCAATGGATATTATTCCCCTTGAACAAATATTATCGACCCACGGCGTACAAAAGGACGACTGGGAAGTTATCTCCAGCACCAACTCATTCCAAAATATCCTCAGGTCAGAAGTTGAATCGTGGCAGAGCGCCAGAAACACCTCCGAGCGGGTCCGCCTAAAGTCTCTAGCCTTCGTCGAAGAGTCTCTCCCTGAGTTTTTCGCCCGCGCTCACGACCCCCGCGAAGCTCTGAACGCCAAAAATGATATACTCAAGACCGTCGCCGGCTTTGCCGGAATCAAGGCTAATAGCTATGACACAAGTGCAGTTGGAGAGAAATTTTCCGTTACGATCAACCTTGGAGCGGACAAAACTTTAAAGATTGAGAAGGATGTTACCTCGAAGGTAATCGAACATGAAGACTAAAAAAGAGCTTACCCGGGAACGTAGAAACAAAAACCAACGGGCCTATTACCAACGAAATAAAGAAACTCTTATCAAAAAACAAAAGAAAAAGCGGCTAGAGAACCCTGAAAAGGAGCGGGAAACCCGCTTACGAAGAAAATACGGCATATCAATGAAAGAGTATTTCGATATGCTATTAGACCAACGAGGTACCTGCGCTCTGTGCGACAGAACCTCCGAAGACGAAAGATTCGGCGTGCTGAATGTAGACCACTGCCATAAGACTAACAGAGTACGCGGCCTATTATGTAATCAATGCAACCGGTCTCTTGGTATTCTCGGCGACCAGCCAGAAACCCTTCTAAGAGCCTACAAATACTTGGTGAAAAATGACCTCAATTAATTACACTGCGCCGCCCACCTGCGCTCTGTTCATGAAGTCCGAATCGTTCGGCCGTCTCATCGCCGGCCCCGTCGGATCAGGCAAAACCACCGCCTGCCTCTTTGAACTTTTCCGTCGAGCCTGTGAGCAGACCCCCGCTCCCGACGGTATCAGATACACCCGGTTCGCCATCGTCCGCCAAACTCTCAAGCAGCTCAAAGACACCGTTTTGAAAGACATCACGAGCTGGCTGCAAGGTATCGCTACCTACAAGGTATCCGACAACACGATTTACATCGAAATTGGCGACGTGAAGTCCGAGTGGCTCTTGATCCCGCTAGAAGACACCGAAGACCAGCGCCGCCTTTTGTCCATGCAGCTCACCGGCGCGTGGATGTCGGAGTGCATCGAGATGGACGTTGGTATCGTCAGCCCGATCGCCGGTCGTTGCGGCCGTTATCCGTCAGCGGCACAGGGCGGTTGCTCATGGATGGGTATCATCGCAGATACCAACATGCCTTCCGTCGGCTCACCATGGCATCGTTTTATGGATATAACTACGCCTCCTGATTGGCAAATCTTCGTCCAGCCGTCGGGCATGAGTTCTTATGCTGAGAACCTTGAATGGTTAACGCAGACCCCTGACACTTTAAAATTGCCCCACAATGATGAAAATCGCCGCGCACAGGGCCGCAAATATTACGAACGCTTTATCCGCTCAAACTCACCTGACTGGTGCAAGCGGTATGTGTACGCAGAATACGGCGATGATCCTTCAGGCACCGCGGTCTTCCGTGAAACCTTCAAGTCCGCGTTCCACGTAGTGGATGGCATCATGCCAGTCTCAGGATACCCGCTGCTCGTCGGTCTGGACTTTGGACGAGACCCATGTGCGGTGGTGTGCCAGACAGACCATAAGGGCAGACTGTTGGTTCTAGAGGAAATCATTGCTGAGGATATCGGATTAGAACTCCAGCTCCAGCGAGCAATCAAGCCGGTACTTATGGGCGAGCGGTATTTCGGCCGGCCGGTTATTATTGTGGGCGACCCAGCGGGCAAGCAACGCTCAACGATGTACGAGGAGACTTCCTTCGACCTTATCAAGCGGCATGGTTTGATGGCTTATCCTGCTCCTACGAATGACATCGACAAGCGGATCAGTGCGGTAGAAAGCTGGTTGTTGGGGCAGCGCGACGGCGGAGCCGCCTTGCTGATCGACAAGGATAAATGCCCCACCTTGATCCGCGCCCTGTCGGGCGGGTATCGCTACGCCAAGACCCGCGGGGGTGTGCGCAAGTCTGTACCCGACAAGAACGAGTTCTCCCATATTGCAGACGCGTTCCAATACGCTTGTGTCGCTGCGCATGGTGGCATGACGGATATGCTGGCTAACCGGTTCAAGCCTCGCACAAGGAACCAATCTGGTCCTCGGGTGTCGGCATCCGCTTGGACTTAATGGATCGTTAGAAAAGTAATTGTTGAGTTCATTGAGGTAAGTTTGTCGTACAGCTCACCCAATATGGATATCTCACGTTCAATTTCCTGAGCGATCTCGGTGTCGCCCGGCTGCACGACCTTGCCCAGCTCTTTTAGCCGGTTAATCGTTTTTTCTATTGAGTCTAAATAATCGTCGATACTCCACATGGGATGGTGTTATAGTTGAATGTTTAGATAATGTAAAGATGTGATTTTTATAGGCTACGTATTTTTAAGGTACCCAGTAAAACAGGGGGTACGGGCGGGGGGGCGTGTCCAGACGGGGGTGGGGGTAGGCGCGGGCGCGATAATAGACGCGCGCGTTTTATTCTTTCTATAAAAAATACTTTGCGAGGTAACATTCCCCATACCTAGGGTGTAGGAACGCCCCGACCAAACGGTCAAGGAGGATCACCTACTCGGACTTAGAGCGGACGCTTCGACCCTATGGTATGCGACGCCTATACCGACCGTGACCACCTCATGTGTGATCGGGCCTCGCTACAAGTGCGAGTGTAACGCAACGGTCGAATCGTGATGAACAGTCACCTAGTAACCGTTGCGAGAGGCGCACAAGCCGCCTCATTGAACCCTTGCATCATCTAAGCATGACAACCTTAGACTGCGAGGCACTTCAATCATAACATTATTAGATGGTGTTATGATCCAAGTGTCTTACCTTAGGAGGTATTTTATGGGCCAACCAAATCGGGCCTTAAAGGCCAAGCGCGCCAAAGCGATAACACAATCTCGCTATGGCAAATCCAAACCTTCTAAGCGTTGGGCCTTTGACGGCTTCACCGATAGACTCACAATCCCGTCTAGCGTGAGCCGTGTCTTAACAGCGCCAGTAGAAAGAATCCTATTGCGTAATGGTGCGCCAGTGTGAGGCCGCCAGTCCGCTTTCCTTCTTTCTTTAATCTATAATCTATAATCTATAATTACATATATATGAGTAAATCGTCACTCAGCGGCGGTGCTATGGTTCGACCTCATAACACCATCACACCTTTTCTCCAAAACCCAAAAAACACTTTGTAGATTATAGATTAATGTAACCCATTGATTTTACTAGGGTCGCATCGTCTTAATCTATAATCTATAAACTTTTTCCCCTTACCTTAGAGGTAAGATTAACCCAGAAGGAGACTACCACATGACCAAGACACTAAAGAACGACACTCGCCTTGACGACCTTCGCTCCATCGTCCGCGAACTCGGACGTGAGTCAGCGTCAGGCCGTGACGCTAAAGCTAAGCTCGCATTGCAGGTTGTTCGCGCCGCATATGACGGTGTGATCGGGCCGGATGAAGTCGAGATGATTTACCAAGAGTATGCTACCGCCGAATCCAAAAAGGCGATTCACGATCACAGCGCAGGCGGTCTTAAAGCGAATGTGTCCAAACTGCGTCAAGTTGTCGCGCTTGGTTGCTTGCCTCAAGTCGACGGGCCAGAGTTACTTGATAAGGTAACCGACATCCGTGACGAGTTGCGCGGCACTGACGAGAAGCTGAAAGCCGCGTTCGATTCCTTCGTTGACGTTGCTCGCGCTCAGCTTAAATCCCCCGACCATATTCTTGATGACGACACCTTGCGCTCGCTATGCGTCAAGGCCGAGTCAGCCGAGAAGGATATCATCCAGAAACTAGCCGAGGATTACAAGCGCATGATGAAGCGGTACGATGAGTTTCCATCAGCCGCAATCGAGGCCGCTGTCCATGCGGTCGGTGACGCGATCAAGGAAGCGGGTGGTGAATTGCCGCCCGTCACCAAGGAAGAGAAAGCTAAGGCAGCGTTCATCAAGCGCGCTTCGGCTTATGGCATGACGGTGACCGCCTAAGGGCGGTCACTACCTTACAAGGTAACATCATAACATCATCAAAGGATAAGGCGATGCAGATCATACGCATAGAAGCTGATTACCCATACGAGTATAGCGTGTGCTTATATACCAACGACGAACCAGACGGTGATACTTTCCGCGTGTTTGATTCAGAGGAATCAGCGCAAGACTATGCGGGCGAATTGCAAATGCAATACCCTGACGCCGAAATTATCGAATCATATTAACCCTACAAAATAATATCCAACCGCCTATCATCACGCGCCGTAACCTCACGAGGTAACCCATGCTGAACCAACACGAGATCAAATTCCTTGCATCATTATTGGGCCACCACACCACCGGTGTTATGCCTAAAGGCCACCCGATAGAAACAATCTTCGAGTATGCCGCAAGTTATTGCGAGCGTCACGGCATCGAGTATGACCCGTTGCCGTTGGTGCTAGACTCCGAGAACGCGCTTTATGGCGAGCGTGTGCTTTTCAAATTGAAGGATGAGTCCGATGACAAATGAACGTATCCTGTACCTTGGCGCGATCAAGTTTATCTTTCACGGGATGCTGACCCAAGTTCCGACCGGCACGTTAACTGCTGACCTTCGTCGCATGATGTGGGGCATAGCAAAAGATCGTGCCAATAATTATGCACGCCACTACCTTACAAAGTAACCTTGCAGATCACTGGGATAAACTACGACAGGAGGAGGAGAGGAGGAGAGGAGATGAGGCGAGTGTCCGCATACATTACTAAAGCATTCATCAAGCGGGAGAAAAAGAGTCTGAATGATACCCGTACAGATGGCACTAAGTTCTTTCTGCATGAAAATGCTATCGCATGGCACGAGCCTGACGGGTTCGTAGCCCTTACACTAGCAGGCTGGCCCACCGTCACAACACGGGATCGTCTCAACACAATATGCGATCTCATGTTCGGTTGCAGACCGTTCCATCAGAAGAAGCACGTTCAGTATTATAACGACCAGATCATATCGTCTGACACCGTAATCAGACTCAAGCGTCTGGAGTTACTTGATGAGGTAACCGAATGAAACGATCCAAGCAAATTAAATATGATATCAAATCCATTGCCGACCGGTACTTTGCGGAGCAATGCTTCCGGCTCGGCCCATTACCTACGAGGTAACATCATGCACTATATAGCAATGTATCTAGGCGTGTTTGTTATCACGTCTCTTTTATGGATGTTCTTTCATATCTTTCACGAAGTCGTGAATAACACCATAACACGAATAGCCTTAGCGATCATCGAAGACTTGCTTGCTGCGGTAAGCCTCAGCGCCTTACTGGCAACCATCTTTATCTTAACCATTTACTTTGGAGGTAACCAATGAAAGACGAATTGACGCCACAAGAAGAGAAACTCTCTGATGAAGTCTCAGAGATTGTGTTCAAAGAGATGGGTAAATTGTTTTTATCCATCGTCAAAAGTTACCCCACAGAGTTACAAGCTGATGTTGTAGCAATCGTCTTGGCACAGAGTTTAAACTTCACTGTCTCATCTATGTGCAGTTCCGACATATCAGAAGCGGAAGCGCATGAAGCGATCAACCATATCTATAGTTATTATTCTAAAGGTGACGCATGAATAAAGAACTTCCACCACTACCTGATAAGGTAACTCGCGCTTACATCGGACTCTATAAGAACCGCCGGTTTCTGGTCGAGGCTAGTTCGTCATACGAAGCGCAGCAATATGTGTGCGCCATCGTCAAGCCTAGGAAGTCGTATGATGTTCACGTCTATCTAGTGGATCAACCAATCAACACTGCATCACTGTAACCTACGGAGGTAACAATGGGATTAGATATGTATCTTTATGGCCGGAAGTATATCCCGTCCGACTGGAAGAACCCAGAGAACAATATAATGGAGGACGGCTTTCGTGTCGTCGAGAAGAAGCTAGACATTGGATACTGGCGCAAGCATCCCAACTTGCATGGGTATATCGTCGACACATTTGCGGACGGCAGAGATGATTGCCAAGAGATCGAGTTGTCGGTTGAGGATGTTCACCGGATCATAGACGCCATAACAAAACGCAAGCTACCGGATACCGAGGGATTCTTTTTCGGTACATCTTCTGATGATGAGGATGATATTGAAGGCGACATTGTAATATTAAAACGTGCGCTTGAGTGGGCTATATCAGGCGAGTTTAACACGCTGGTGTATCAGGCGAGTTGGTGACCTATCATCGCGGGTGGCTTGCCTGACGCTGCTCTGCTTCGGCTTGCCCAAGGCTGAGAAGCAGCAGAAATCAGCCGCCCCGCCATAACATCATAACAGGATAAAACTCATGGAACTACCAAAAACATACACAGAGGTAACCATTTTGTTGGAGTCTCTCATCAAGACCCTTACCTTGCAAGGTTACTATATGGAGCCGGAAGGGCATAAAGTTGTCCCGTACGGCACACTGAGTAAAATCATGCGGCAGTGTGCAAAAGATATGAAGCGTCCGTTTGTACATATCAAGCGTGAGTACGCGTACGGGATCGGTGGTTGGAATATGTCCGGTATGAGCATCACCATGCCTAAACTCAAATATATGTCACCTATAGCCAATGTCCTCATGCTGGCGGCAAAAGAAACTGACTATATGAAAGACCCGATTCATACTCGGTACTATACTTCTCTTTGGTATTTCAGGTTCAACGATCTTGATCTGTTCTTGGACTTTCTTGAGCAACTCCATACCCGACCAGAGTTTCGAAAAGCACTTCGTTTACCTGACGAGGTAACACCATGACACAATCTGTCACCCCAGATTTTGATAAAATTATTAATAATGTAATCAGTCGTGCGATTGATGCAGAGATCGCACTTGCATTAGCACAGCGTGAAATCGAGGCGCTCATTTTAAAAAACGATGAGTTACTTGCCAAGGTAATGAATGTGCAGTCGACATTCATTCGTGAAGAGAAACGTCTCGCTCGCATGAGAAACAAACTTAGGAGGGAGCGTACGGATGGAACAAAAGCTGCTCCTAAAACTTGAGAAGCGATACGTGTGGGCTTTCACAGATCATCAAGGGTTTAATCCTGAGAAAGAATACTGGATGCCATTGGCTATCGGGACACGAACGCAGATTGATGGCTTTTTAAATAACCAACTCAGCTTCGATTTCTCCAGTGGAGATATAGAGGAATATAGAATCACTGACGCGAAAAATATACCTAACGATAAAATCAGAAGGATGAAGTCATGAAGAATATTAATAAGGAACTTGGAACTGATGCCGAGATCGTTGAACTTGTGCAGCGCATCAAGCAATTTAATTTTGATGATGCCAATCTTAATGAACTCATGGCGTTGAGTCGTGCGCTTCAGGTGGTGTCGGAGGATATCATCAAGCAACAACAAGAGAACCGCGCACTGCAAGCAGAGTTACGGCAGAAGATTGCGGTGACCAATATCGTATCCGAGATGTCGGGTGTCGTGCGCGCTATTAAGAATACCAATACACCTCGCTCCCGTTGGTTACCTTGGGGGTAACAATATAGGAATATGTTCCTATGTTGACAGTATGTAAAAGTTATGTTAAGTTAATGTTAATACCAACCATACAAGGAAATACAATGGCTGACTCTATTGATACGATCTTAAATGAGCGCAATCGCGCACACGGGGATTACACCACGCAAGCGACCATCGCTCAAGATATTAAGGACACGGTACGTAGCGGGCCTAACTATAACAACTTATCACCATCACACCGTGAAGCACTTGAGATGATCGCGGTTAAGATGGCTCGCATCCTGTCGGGTAATCCCAACCATCAAGATCATTGGGATGACATTGCAGGGTATGCACGGCTTGCGTCCAAGCGCACCGATTCTCTCATGCCGAAGGTGTCTATTGCTAATCAACAAATCTCGGCTTCTCTTAGTGAGGCATTGAAACCATGACGGATGAGGAGAAGGTTATAGATTGGTTAAAGTTATTAGACACAGAGATTAGGATTATAATCCTACGCATCAATGATAAAGACTTTGACAGTCTCTTCACGCGGCTACGGAGTATCTTTGATTTCCCCGTACCTGTAACTGACGTTACCTCTGAGGTAAAAAACCAGATCGCTTCGCTTGCATTATCTGATGGCAAAATGATTGCCCGTCACGCGCATTTACAAAACGCAGTTGTCCATCGCCTGATGGGCTTACACTACCGCATATTACAGGAGGCATAATGAGTATCAAGCAAGGCAGATTATACAGGCCACAGCCGCCTGACTTTTTCTCAAGCCCTAACATCATCGCAACATTAGATCGTACCAATGATATCGTCCATTACAGAAAAGATATCGTCCAAGACCTACCTTGGTCAGAGCAACGTAAAGTCTACTACCTAGATCAAGACCACCTCGAACTAACCACCACCATCGACACCATTGGTTCCATCTGGAACTAACCATTACCACGGAGGGTAACTATGAATCTCAATACCGTATCGCGTCTCGCCACGCAGATGTATCGCTCAGGCAAATGCTACTACTTCAAGTCGTCGCCGGGGATTGGCAAGTCGTCAATCGTCGTCGACTCGGTACCACACATCGCTCGTGAGACTGGCCTTAACCTAGGGCTTGTCGTTATCAACGCACCATTACTAACTCCCGCTGACGCGGTTGGTTATCTCATTCCCAAGCACCATGCAGATGGCCGCGTTGAGTCTGTTTATACTCAGCCGTTCTGGTGGGTTACTTCGGAAGGTAAGCGGTTAGAGCAGTATGACGGCGGTGTTATTTTTGTCGACGAGATGGACAAGGGTGACCTCGATGTCAAGAAAGCTCTAGGTGAGCTTGCACTGTCTGGCCGCATCGGCCCGCATGAGATACCTAAAGGTTGGGTTGTATGGATGGCGGGTAACCGTAGCCAAGATCGTTCTGGCTCTACCAAGGAACTCGATCACCTTATCAATCGTCGTTGCGAGATTGAGATCACACCTGACCTTATGAGTTGGGAGACGTGGGCGCTCAAACACGGCGTTCATCCTGCCATCATTGCGTTCGCCAATCAGAATCCTCAGATCGTGTTCCCTGAGACTGTACCTGAGAAGCAAGGCCCGTTCTGCACGCCGCGTTCACTCGTTGCGACCGGCGAGATGCTATCGCTCATGACTGACGACGATGACTTGCCGACCACCACTGACGCTATCGAGTTGGCGTCCGGTTACATTGGTCAAGCTGCATCCGCGCAGTTGTTTGCCACCTTGCGGTTAGCCGCCGAGTTGCCGCCACTCGATCAGATCATCGCATCACCCGCTACCTGCAAGGTACCGCAGAAGCCAGATGCGCAGATGCTCGTGTGCTACAATCTAGCGGCTCGTGTTGATACGGCGAACTTGCCGCCTATCATCAAGTACGTCGAGCGTTTGCCAGCAGACTTCGCGATCACGTTTGCCAAAGCTGCAACCACGCGCTTACCGTCGCTTGTTATTCAGCCCGCCATGATGGACTGGGCGCGTCGCAACAACTCTTTGATGACCACACTTAATGTCATCCGGTAACTTTCAAGGTAACGCGATCATAAGAAACGCTCTTCGTGACCGTATCTTTAGAGAAATAACTGCGTCCGGTCGGGCATCAGAACCTAACTGGAGACGGATTCACCAGTGGGATCGGACGATCAACAAACTTCAAAAATGGGATAACATCATGACACGTAAAACATATCGCATAGAACTCAAGATCGACTTCGCTGACGATACCCGTCACGAATTAGTCGAGCAGCTTGTCCGCCAATATGGACGCGACCTCTTATCATCCACGATGCTCTTACAAGATGGGCGCAAGCCGCTCGTTGCGTTGGTCGTCGACGACTCGTTCGTTGGCACCGAGGAGATCGAACTTATGGATGAGTCCGACAACATCCACAAACCTGATGGTGAAGTATGAGTCCTGAACAGAAAGAACGGTTGAGTACAGCAGTCGAGGAACTGAACGTAGCAGTAACCAAAGTCTATTACCTTGGAGGTAAGGACATCACGTTTAAAATCCTCAAAGAGATGCTCAACCAAACGCGCAAGCTACCGCTCTACCCATTAGCACCGGAGAACACTCATGAAGATAAACCCGATAGAACTTAACGTCGAGCAGAAGCGCAAGTGGATCGAGACCCGCTCCAAGCTATTGTGGGATGCACCTGCGTTCACGCATATCCTTTATTCTATGCTCAATCCTGACGGCAACGAGATGTCTGCGATATTCGCCACTGACATACCGTTTGCCGCTACCGATGGCTCTGCGCTTATTCTTAATCCCGAGCCATACTTCAAGTTACCATTGCAGCAGCGTGTGTTCGTTGCGGCGCATGAGATCATGCACTGCGTATTCAATCATACAGGTCTTATGCGTACGATGGCTCTTACCGGCAAGGTAAAGTTTCCCGACGGCAGTGAACTACCTTACGACCACGATCTTATGAACATGGCTATGGATTACGTCATCAATGACTTGCTCATTGAGTCGAAGGTCGGCGAGTTTGTGCCAGAAGGTTGCCACGATAAAAACATTGCAACATCTCAATCATCATTCTTGGATGTTTACGCCAAGATATATAAAAAGAAACCAGAGGGTGCTAAGAGTTTCGACGTGTTGCTTGACCCCGGTACCTCGCAAGGTAAAGACCCAAGCAAGGCACAGCAAGATCGCTCGCAGACCGAGTGGGATACTGCGATTGCCGCGGCAGTTGCATCCGCCAAAATGCAGGGCAAGTTACCATCAACGTTAGAGCGTCTGTTCAAGGAAGTGTTAGAGCCTACTGTCTCATGGCAAGATCACATCCGTTCGTTCTTCGCACGTAAAGTCGGTGCGGGTGGTTATGACTGGAGAAAGCCTGACCGTCGCATGATCGCACGCGATATCTATTCTCCCGCTCGTTCAGGCAACGGGTGTGGCGATGTAGTTGTTGCGGTTGATACTTCGGGCAGTATCGGTCAACGCGAACTCGATCACTTCTTCGCCGAACTGCGTGGCATCCTAGAAGATGTGCAACCATCCAGAGTCCATCTCGTATGGTGCGATGCAAAAGTCCATCACGTCGACGAACTAGACAGTGCCTCTGACTTGCAAGGTCTCAAGCCTCATGGCGGTGGCGGTACAGCGTTCGAGCCAGTGTTCGCTTGGATCGGTGACCAACCGTTTACCCCTGACGCACTTGTCTATCTGACCGACGGCATGGGTAGCTTCCCTAAGTCTGCTCCCACGTATCCCGTTGTGTGGGGCGATATCTACGGTCACGTCAAGTATCCGTTCGGTGATGTCGTCAATATCCCGATCAATAAGAAGTAACCTTGGAGGTAACTATGAACGGCGGATTCGAGGATGAACTCGATAATCTGATACGCGTTTTAAAAGATGTGCCGATATCATTCCAACAAACCCGCTCGACATTAATGAGGTGCCGAGCGGCAATCCAAACACTCTCACGCCAAGTCGAGTCACAAGCGCAAGCCATCGAAGAACTGCGCGCACAAGTTAAGGAGTTATCCAATGGGACTAATGCCTGAATCCAGAATATTTAATATGATTGAATGTATCAAAACTCGCTCGCGTAAATTGTTTGAGGCAAATGAACTTGAACTATCATCATCCGAGTTTATCGCTGCGTTCATCGACCAAGACCATATTGAGCCTCTAAATAAAGTACAGGATTTAGTGGGGGTAGTAAGTAATTCTTATGTAGCTACCGAGATATACGCTAATTATGGAGATGGGCTGGTAGAGCAATTCCTTTTCGGTGTTAATTTCCATATCCAACCACCAATTATCCTTCCGAAATATGTGCAACGAGGTCCGCGTCCAGATGCACCAAAAGAGATACTTGAGAAGATTAATGTGTGGCTTTTAGAGAGAGTCCGTCTTGGTAAAATCTTTGGCGATGCCGTGGACTCACTTGTCTGGCTCAATAATAATTGCAAAGATATCAGAGCAATGAGGGCGATGTTTCCTGCTTTAACCATATTGCTTCGTGATGTAGCAACCGATGAGAAGTCTGCGGCCGCACGCATGGCGGTAAAACTCGATGGGTCTAAAGGTGTAACAAACCTACCTTCCTTACCTCGTGAAGTAACCAACGATATCCTTCAAGCAAGTAATACGATTGTCGCTACAACATTACTTGACGGGGTAACTAATAACGCCACCCGCGAAAAAGGCTCGGCTACATTCACACTAAATGCCTACAGAAAAGCCAAGCACAGAAATCTATTCGACAAAGAACGCACCACAGGATCATTCTTATGACCATCAATAGGTTCCCACCATATTACGATTTATGCTTACGTTGCCGCGAGAAGGGGTTGGATAATGTGGCTGACTTTATCCATGAACTATACGCTGATCGGGAGCGGTTGCGGGAAGCATTAGCCGATCTTGTAGCCATCCAAAATGGACCGCCATTGGTGACGTACACTGAGGCATGGGATGCAGCGATGGAAAAAGCGTATGCCGCATTGAAGGAGGGTGAGTGATGGATATTGTAGAACAGTTGCGCAGTGTAACGCGCCTTTTGCGTGAGACTGAAGAAACATCTTATGAACCAGATGATACTCTTGCATCTGAAGCCGCTGACAAGATTGAGAAATTGCAAGAGGCGTTGCAAATGTTGGTAAATGAAAAATGTGACTACATGATATTAAATTTATTGGGCGACCCAGAACAACAGCATACAATAAAAATTGCCCGTGCCGCACTAAAAGAGGTGTAGTAATGATAATTCATAGCCCATTAAATACTGATAATTACGTAGCGGCGGTTGATGCACTAATGGAAAAAATAAAGCAGTTTAATAAAGAGAATAAACGGTTGCGTAATGCTTTGAAACAATTCTGCGACAGTTACGAGCCTCACTTGTCACCAGAGCGTTGTCAGCATTGTAGCGAATCCTATTGGGAAGCCCGTGCCGCACTGAAGGAGGGTGAGTGATGGGGGATATAAATTGTCCACATTGTAACACTGAATTGAATATAAATCATGACGACGGACTTGGGTGTTTTGAAACTTGTAAAGATGAAATGCAATGTAACGAATGTGAGCAAAATTTTATTCTTACAACTTACATTTCGTATCATTATGAGGCCCATAAATCGGATTGCAGTGCCGCACTGAAGGAGGGTGAGTGATGCGTATTGAAGAAGTCTATAACATTTGTGATGCTGATATTTATCATGCAACAGATGCTACCAAAAAATATCTTAACATTTTGGGTCAAGACAAAAAGCGTGGGTACAGAAAAGCATTGGTAGGCATTTTGTACAAACACCCGCATAAATTTTGCTCAACAGATAATCCGATAGAGGAATTATTGCGCGTTTTGAACGTGGTGACACTTGCTGTTGAGTATGATGGAAGATTAACGGAAGATAAAATTGCGGACTTGGTTTCGTTTTTCATTGAACGATTCAAGAATATGAACCCCATGCCGAACTGAAGGAGGGTGAGTGATGAGGAAGTGGATCGTACGCCATGAACAGGTAGGCGGTGATATCTGGGCGTTATGGGAGAATGACGGTGGCGACAGATGGTACGTGCAGGTTACTATTAACGGAGAGGTGCAGTGGTGAAAACACCCACAAAGTGCAAAGGTTGTTTGGCACTGGCTTCTAATATTAGTGAGCGTCAAGGGAAAAAGAAAAGACACGACCATTGCTGTTATATTGGTGCTGCAAATCAAAGCATTGTCGTGTCTCACAATTATTGCAAAAATAAAGCCTATGAAGGCTACAGGCCAAAATTGAAGGAGGGGCAGTGGTGATTGAGATCGGAACTAATTTAGCACAAACAATACAGATGATTTGCTTTTTCATTGGGGCGGTAGGTATTACTTATTTTATGCTCAGGAATTAATACTTGAATAAGCGCAAACTTGTTACCGACCGGCAACGTCTGATACAATCCATATATGGATCAGATACCTTGCGACTACCTAGCAGTAGATTGGACGGGGATCGCTTGGGTGCGGTACGAGGAGTGCTACCGCGTGAACGGGAAGATATACATCGGAGTAAGACCCGACCCCCGAACGCCAATGAAAACTGAACAGGGACGTTGCAGAGACTCCGACCCTAAAAATTACACCCGCTACCAAATAGGTGACAAAGAGTGGGTGTGCGTAATCCAGTTACCTTTAAAGTAATAAGGAAGCATACAGATGAAAGTTGTAGAGATCGGCTTAGCCAAACCAAACAAGGATGTCATCGAGGGTTTAGAAGAACTTCTTGAAGAAGCGAAGCAGGGCCGGCTCCGGGGATACTGCGTTACCGCAGCAATGGCTGACGGCAGTACGATGTCTTATATAATGGGTAAGAGCGACAGCATTACCATGTTAGGTCTTGCTACAGCATTGATGCTTGATATCTCTAATTCCCGTCCTCTAGAAGAAGTAGAATAAAAAGGCGGCAGTCCCCACCACGAAACTGCCGCCACTGCGCGCAAACGCAACCCCACGGAGAGGTAAGTCAAGATACCTCCCAAGGTAATCAAAATCAACCCATAAAGGCACCACTATGCGTACCATCGTACTCGACTATGAGACCTACTATGACGACAATTTTTCGCTGAGAAAGATGACGCCCGTCGAGTACATCAAAGACCCGCGGTTCGAGGTTATCGGGTGCGCAGTAAAGGATGGCGACGCACCCGCCGTCTGGATGACCGACCATGAACTACGCGCATACCTCAAGACGTTACCTGAGAAAGTAATCATAGTTTCGCATAACGCGCTGTTCGATATGTGCATCCTTTCATGGGTACATGATTACGTACCTCACATGATGATCGACACACTCGGCATGGCGCGGGCTTGGTTAGGTTACCGCTTAAAGTCACTGGCCTTGTCAAGCGTTGCTTTACACCTTGGTATTGGTGCAAAGGGCGACACGGTACATAAAGTCTCCGGTATGAATCTAGCGGCGATCAAACAGGCGGGGTTCTATGAGGAGTACGCCGCGTACTCGGTCAATGATGCGGAACTCTGCTGGTCTATTTACCGTAGTCTTATTGCTGACGGGTTCCCTGCAAGTGAAATCGGTGTGATGGACACGGTGCTTCGTTGTGCAGTGCAACCAAAGTTTGTCTTGGATCAGACACTTCTGGCCGAGCATCTCCATTACACCATAACATCAAAACAAAATCTAATGACTAAAGTCGGTATGTCATCCCGAGATGATTTACTCAGCAATGACAAGTTTGCAGTGGCCCTGCGTTCACTAGGAGTAGAGCCGCCTACCAAGATATCACTCGTTACCGGAAACGAGGCTTATGCGTTCGCCAAAACAGATGCGGCGTTTATCGAGTTGGAAGAACACGAAGACCCACAGGTGCAAGCCCTCGTGGCTGCAAGACTAGGCGTCAAATCTACCTTGGAGGAAACCCGCACCGAGCGGTTGATGAATATCGCAAGGCTTACTTGGCAAGGTAACATCACTGGGTTGATGCCCATGCCGCTTAGGTATTCTGGCGCACACACTCACCGGCTGAGTGGCGACTGGAAAATCAATATGCAGAATTTACCTTCGCGCGGTAACAACAAAATCCGGTCAGCCATCAAGGCACCCGGGGGACATCAGGTGTTGGCAGTTGACGCTTCGCAGATCGAAGCGCGTATCGCTGCATGGTTTGCTGGGCAAACGAGCATGGTGGATGCGTTCGCCAATGGTGAGGATATCTACTCATCGTTCGCCTCTGAGGTGTTCGGTTACCCCGTCAACAAAAAGGATCATAAGGTCGAGCGGTTTATTGGTAAGACCGCTGTGTTGGGACTGCAATACGGGCTTGGGTGGGCCAAATTCCAGAAGACTGTCGCCATGCAGTCTAAAGCACAAGTCGGTCAAGAAGTGGTTCTGTCTGACGAGGAAGCGGCAAGGGTCGTTAATAAGTACCGTGACACCTATTCCAACATCCCGCAGATGTGGACGACACTTAATAATTCGATTCGCTCCATGACTGAGAAATCATGTAGGGTTGAGATCGGACCTATCATCATCGAGCATGAGCGCGTTGTCCTGCCATCAGGGTTGCGGCTGCACTACCATAATCTGGAGAACAAAAACGGTTGGTGGTTTACCTTCGGAGGTAAGCCTAAATATATTTACGGCGGCAAGATGCTTGAAAATGTTGTGCAGGCTCTCGCACGTATCTGTGTGATGGACTCCGCAGTGCGCGTACGCAGACGCCTCAAAGAGATCGGGTTGGATAAGGTGGTCTGGCTAAATCTTCAGGTACACGACGAACTTGTGTATGTCGTCCCCAATGAAGAGGTCGGGACTGTTGAAGCAATCGTGCTTGAAGAAATGCGTCGTCCCCCAAAATGGGGACAGAATATCCCTTTGGATGCCGAAAGTGGTGTTGGGTTTTCGTATGGGGACGCAAAATAATGCTTGCGTCTTCGTTTATGTTGGTTTAACAATACGTTAACTTTTCGGAAACATACTATGTACGCTAAAGATATTCAGTTTGCCTTCGACCTACCGCCAACGCTTGCGAGGCTGCTGGTCATTATGCTTGAAGGTAACATCGTAACAGCAGATGAGATTGCCAATAAGTATAAGATCGCCACGGAAGGGCGGATGGCGATTCACCGTTTGCGCAGTTACCTCGAAGGTTACGGAATCGAGATTAAGAACAAGCGTAGTCTGGGTTACTGGTTAGACCTAGATACGCAGAAGAAGATTCTGGAATTGGTCGAGAACACCGGCCAGATGGGCTTTACCTTCGATCATGAGGTAGAGTCGGACGTTCGCCCGTCCGAGTAATTCTCCCTAGACTTCCCCCCACTGATCTTCGGCGGTGGGGGGTTTTTTAAAAAGGTAATTTATGTTCAGCGATAAATGGGATACGCGCTTTTTAGACTTAGCCGAGCAGGTTGGCGGTTGGAGTAAAGACCCCTCAACAAAAGTTGGGGCAGTAATTGTCCGTCCAGATCGCACCATCGCATCAGTAGGCTTTAACGGCTTTCCACGGCACGTCGCTGATGTATACTCAAATCGAGAAGACAAGTTACTTCGCACGGTACACGCTGAGTTAAACGCCATATTAAGTGCGAGAGAATCACTTAAAGGTTACCATCTCTATGTGTCGCCACTATTTCCATGCGCCCACTGCGCCGCCGCTATTATCCAGTCCGGTATAAAATATGTGGACGCACGTATGGGGCCACCAAGACCCGAGTGGCAGAAATCGTTTGATGCGGCAGCGAAGATGTTTAAAGAGGCTGCGATAGCGACCAACATTAAGGTGATACCATGACTACCGTAGTTACCACGCGAAGTAAGCCTAAGGCGTTTGCTTGGAGTTATTCAAAACTCAAAAACTATGAAACCTGCCCCAAGCGTCACTGGCATTTAGATGTTGCCAAGGATGTTAAGGATGAAGAGTCCGAGCATATTTTGTATGGTAACATGGTGCATAAAGCACTTGCCGATGCAATCTCCGGTAAGAGCGAACTCGTTAAATCGTTCGAACACCTGCAAGGGTGGGTGGATAAAATCCTCAAGACCGAGGGTAAAATTTTAGTTGAGCAACAGCTTGCAATTACCAAGGATTACGGTCCGACCGAATGGTTCGGGCGTGACGCATGGTACCGCGGGATCGCTGACGTGATTAAGATCGTTGGTCCCGTTGCATTGGTTATTGATTGGAAGACCGGCAAGATTTTAGAAGATGGTACGCAGCTTGCTCTCATGGCGCAGTGCGTGTTTGCGCATCATCCTGAGGTAAAGAAAATCCGCACAGAGTTTGTGTGGTTGAAGGAAGATGCAACTACTCGTGCAGACTTTACCAGAGAAGATATGGTTGGTATTTGGGCTGGGTTACTTCCTAGGGTAACCACATTAGAGAACGCCACCGCAGGGTTTAATTTCCCACCTAAGCCGGGGAATTTATGTAAAAAATGGTGTCCTGTAAGTCAATGCCCACATAACGGACAGTAAAAACTACTAATAGATATATGGGCTTAAAGATTCTATTAGTAGTACTTGACTGTACATTCGGAGCCTATACATTATATGTCTACGACGCCCGAAGGCAAAGTTAAGAAAAAAGTTTCTGACTACCTGAAAAGCGTATCGGGATTGTACTATTTCATGCCAGTACCTTCTGGTTATGGCGAAAGTACTTTGGACTACATTGGATGTTATCGCGGTCGCTTCTTTGCTATAGAAACAAAAAAGCCAAACGGTAAACCCACAAGCCGACAACTTCAAATTATCAGCGCGATACAACGTGCTGGCGGAGCCGTCTTCGTTATTGACGGGGATATTACAGAACTCACGGAATGGATCACCACCAGATGAACGTCCATATATCACCAAAGCATCGGTTAGTCGGAGTCCCCATCCGCGCCGATCTTAGTAACCTTTTTCCAAATGCCAAACGAACTACCTTCCAAGGTAAGGAGTTAATACTTCTTAACCACGGAGTAGAGGAAACCCGATTGTTGCGAAATATGGGAATCGAGGTTCCCGCACCAATCCTCTCCTCTTATGACTGGGAGAACGGCAAGCCGTTTGATATTCAGAAAAGAACAGCGGCTCTGCTGACGATGAATACTCGCGCTTATGTTCTGAATGGCATGGGTACGGGTAAGACGAAGGCTTCTCTTTGGTCATGGCGTTATCTCAACAAATTGGGTCTTGCAGGTAAACTACTTGTATGCGCTCCACTGTCCACATTAAATTTTACGTGGGCGCGAGAAGTCTTCAACACGTTGCCCGGGGTTAAGGTCCAAGTGCTTCACGGCACGAAAGCAAAAAGATTAGATCGTCTGGCCGACACCGAGGCGGATGTCTACATCATCAATCATGATGGCCTTTCGGTCATCGGAGACGAACTAGCAAAGCGTACCGATATTGACACGCTTATTCTGGACGAACTTGCAGTTTACCGGAACGGGGGATCGCAACGTACTAAGATTACCCGCAAGGTAACAGCCAAGATGAAGTGGGTCTGGGGCATGACCGGCTCGCCTACCCCCAATGCGCCGACGGACGCTTGGGCGCAGTGTACACTGGTTACCCCCAACACGGTGCCTCGTTACTTCAATCGCTTTCGCGAAGAGGTAATGTATCGTGCGACTCAATTCAAATGGCTGGCTAAGGAAGGGGCGCTCGACCGCGTTTTCGATGTGATGCAACCTGCTGTGCGCTTCACTCTCGATGACGTGGTTGAGCTTCCCGACCTTGTAGAACGCACTATAGATATTGAGTTGGGTCCGAAGCAAGCCCGCGTCTACAAGCAAATGGAGGAGCACGCGTTCACTGCCATCGCCAATAAAGAGATCACGGCTATGAACGCAGGTGCGGTGCTGAACAAGCTGCTGCAAATCTCCACGGGGTATGTCTACACCAGAGAAGGTGACACCATACCACTAGATAACGAGGCTCGGCTTGAAGCGTTGGTTGATGCAGTTAACGCCACCGACAGGAAGGTGATCGTCTTTGTCCCGTTTAAACACGCACTCTCTGGGATCGCCAAGCGACTTACCTCAGAAGGTTACGATGTACGGGAGATATCGGGCGACACACCGAAAGGCGACCGCGACCAGATATTCACCCTCTTTCAGAACACCGGATCGGTTAAGGTCATTGTGGCCCACCCCATGACAATGGCACATGGTCTGACCTTAACAGCAGCAGATACTATTATCTGGTTCGCGCCGTTGCCCAACCTTGAGATTTTTGAGCAAGCAAACGCCCGTATCCGCCGCGTTGGTCAAAAGCACCGCCAACAAATTTTGATGTTTCAGGCTACCAAAGCAGAGCGTCAGATGTATGCTCGGCTACGGGCGAAGCAGAAAGTTCAGAATATGCTTCTCGATATGTTTGCGGAGGCGAGCGAATGAAACCTACGATTGCAATATTCAAGCATGATCCTGAGTGCAGCCACGTCTGTGTTGATGGTATGGTGGAAGCCCTCTCGCCTGAATTTGCAATCAAAACTTTCGACGAGAGCCAGTTCAACGGCGATACGTTGGAAGATGTCGATATCGTCGCTTTCCCCGGCGGGATCGGTGACGCGGATCGTTACTATGATTTCTTTAAAAGGAGAGAAGGTAATGCGATTGCTGATTTTGTTGCTCGTGGCGGCAAGTACCTCGGTATCTGCATGGGCGCGTATTGGGCCGGACGTAACTACTTCGACCTGCTCGACCGCCTTGAGCCAGTGCAGTACATCAAAAGAGAAGGCTCCGATATTAAACGACCCTACGGCACCGTGGCTGAAGTGCAGTGGATGGGGAAAAAAGAATCTATGTTCTTCTACGATGGATGCACATTCGTCGGAGACGGACGATGCCAAATCTTTGCGCGCTATAAAAATGATGAGCCAATGGCGATCATCCAAAAGCGCGTAGGGCTAATTGGTTGTCACCCAGAGAGTCGCCTCCCTTGGTACGACCAATTTAAATACCTTCGCAAGCACTGGCATAATGGAGAACACCACCACCTACTACTCTCCTTTACGAAAAAACTATTGCGGGCGAAGTAAACCTGTAACCATGGAAGGTAACTATTATGGTAGAAATTGATTTACCGGATAATATCGACGAACTGGTCGGCCAGTACGTCAAATTAAGGGACAAACTAAAAGAGGCCGAGGATGCCCACAAAGATAAGACTCGTAACGCTCGTGAGTATTTGGACTTGCTAAATGCCAAATTATTGCAGCGTCTAAACGAAGTCGGTGGGGAAGGCGTCAAAACCAAACACGGAACGGTCTACCGTACCACCAAGAAAAGTGCATCTATTGCTGACGGCGGAGCGTTTAAGACTTTCGTCCAGCAGAACAGACTTTTTGATCTGGTTGACTGGAGGGCAAACGCCAACGCAGTAGCCGATTATATTGATGAGAACGAAGCCCCACCTCCGGGGATTAACTTCTCTACTCACTTCACCGTCGGCGTTCGCCGCTCGTAACTTTGAAAGGTAACACTATGACTACAGAACTCTCACTTCCTAAAGGCTTTGGCGCGGTCTCAAGCGTCTTCCGTGGCAACGCAGGCAACGATGAACTCGGTGCAGGCATTGCATCATCGTACGGTATTATCGGTTACCGCGGCAAAGTTTGGTCGACAAAATACCAAGGTAAAGAAACGCAACTTTTGCGTGACGACGGCGACGGTCCTCGTGGGTCTATTGAAGTTGTTATCATCAAGTCAGCCACAGCCGTCTCTAAGATTTTTTATAAGGGTGGTTATGTAGACGGTGCAAATTCTGCCCCTGATTGCTGGTCTACTAATGGTGTGACGCCTGACTCGGCGGCGCAGAACAAACAGCATCCAACGTGCGCTGCTTGCCCAATGAACGCATGGGGTTCACGCGTTACCGAGGCAGGTAAGCAAGGCAAGGCTTGCTCTGATTCGCGTCGTATTACGGTTGTTCCGTTGAACGATATTGATAACGAAGCGATGGGTGGACCTATGCTTATGCGTATCCCTGCTGCATCGCTCAAAGACTTGAAGGCGTACGGCGATCTCTTGAACTCGTATCAATACCCTTACTACGGCGTTGCAACTCGTATCGCGTTTGATCCTAAGGAAGCATATCCGAAGTTTGTGTTCACTGCGATGCGCCCATTGTCGGATGATGAGGCTAAGAAGATTGTAGCCCTGCGTGACGACAAACGGGTAAGTCAGGTACTTAACGAGTCTCAAGAGTTTAAGCCATCTGGGCCTGAGCAGGCAGAAGAGGCAGCACCCGCAGCAAGTCCGTTTGAACAGCCTGCACCAAAAGCAGAGCCTAAAGCTGCTCCTAAAGCCGAAGCTAAGAAGGCCGCACCGGTTACCCAGAAGGTAACTCCGAAGCCAGAGCCAGTTGCCGAAGAGACTGAAAGCGCACCTGCTCCATCGTCGTTCGACGATATGCTTGAAGACATCCTCTAATAATTTAGGGGCGGGTAACCCCCGCCCCATTCCTACATAATGGAGTACGTCGTGCTTGAACACGCGAGGAAATTTTTGTCTCTTGTGTTGCCGGACATATCACCGGAACACCCCGCATACTATAATATTCACTGGTCCTCCACTGGGCAGAACGGCAAGAAGTTCTGGGACGGCAGGGCTTGCGAAACAATCGACGAAGCAGTCAAGACAGTAGCTTGGGCATCTAAAGGAGACCCTAAAGATATTTATGTCTGCATGAGTACGCAGCGTTTGTTGGAGGAGAAGACCTCCAAAAAAGGATACGCATACAAGAAGGCGGTTCGCTCCGCTTCCGAGGCTGTCCAACTCCAGTCGCTATTTGCCGACATCGACGTGAAGCCGGACGCTTATGCCGACACCCGCGAGGCGTTATTAGCTTTGAGGGCGTTCATTTCTGATATGGGATTACCTAACCCGTCAGCAGTGGTCGCATCTGGATCAGGCGGCTTCCATGCTCACTGGTCACTCGATCAGGCTTTGCCAAGAGATGAGTGGCAGGTGCTTGCCAACTCGTTGTCTGCGGCACTCACAACCCACGGCATCAAGTGTGACACTCAGTGTACCGTTGACTCAGCCCGCATCTTGCGTGTGCCTGAGACATTAAACCATAAGACCGATGTACCTCGTGAGGTAAAACTATTGTCGGCCGGCTCTCGTGTCAGCACAGATGATGTGCGCGCGGCACTAGCCAAATATAGCAAGCCAGTGGCGGCGAAGAATGTTCTACCGATAAAAGACAACGACGAACTCGGGGCGGGCGTAGAGTCTAAATCGCGACCTATCATGATTGACGACGTGGCTAAGAACTGCGGCTTCGTCAGACGGTCACTAGAGACCGGCGGCGCAGATAACACCAACCCGTTATGGTTCCTAACTGCATCGCTTGCGTCATTCACCGAGGACGGCAGAGAAGCCCTCCACCACATGAGCAACGGTCACGCAGGGTACACACCTGAGGCCACTGATGAACTTTATGATCGTGTAGCTACAAAAAGAAAAGAACGTGATGTAGGCTGGCCGCAGTGCGATAAGATCGCGGGCTACGGGTGCAAAGAGTGCGCGACCTGTCCGCTCCTTGTTAACAAGAAGAGTCCGCTAAATTTTGCGGTCCCGTCTGTCGCGGTCATACCAGATAACACCATGCCAGACGGGTACTTCAGAAATGCCAACGGTATTATCTTCCGCCGTGTAGTTGACGAGACGGGTGCCACCTTGTCTGTTCAAATCAGCGCATATCCGATGTGGGATGCTTGGTTATCGAATAACCCGTGGACGCTACACTTCATCACCAAAACGGACACAGGCCCAAAAACAAAGATGGAGATACCTACTGAGGTAATTACGGCGAAAGACGCTCTCGCCAAATTCCTCGGCAGCAAGGGGATTTTTGTCGGTGAGAAGGCCGCTAAATTATTTAAGGAGTTTCTCTTGTCTTGGATACAGAAGTTACAGAACACTAAAGACGCAGTGATATCATCTGCACCGTTCGGATGGTCAGTTGTTGACGGTAATATCGAAGGGTTCTCGTTCGGCGGTCGTGTGTGGATGGGCAGCGAGGATCGTCCTGCTATTAACCCAGACCCTAATCTCGCCTACCAATACACCCCGAAGGGCGACACAGCCTCGTGGCATCAGTTGTCGAAGATCATCACAGATCAACGCCGGCCCGGTCTCGATATCATCATCGCATCAGCGTTTGCTGCTCCGCTTGTAAAGTTTACGGGGCATCAAGGTCTAATGGTTAACGCTTACTCGTCCGAGTCCGGTATTGGTAAGACGACGGCAATGAAGGTGGCTCAAGCGGTGTGGGGCGATCCTATTCGTGCCATGCAAGGGTTGGACGATACAACCAACTCGGTGCTTAAAAAGGTGGGCGATATTCGTAATCTACCATTGTTATGGGACGAACTTAAAACCGACGCTCAGACCGCCAAGTTTGTTGCTATGGCATTCAGTATTACCGGTGGCCGTGAGAAGTCCCGCTTAAACTCCGACAGCACCTTAAAGAGTTCTGGTGTGTGGCAGACCATGCTCGTGTCGGCATCTAATGATTCGATTGTCGACGATATGATCCGCGTTAATAAATCCACGACTGCGGGTTTGTATCGCACGTTCGAGTACACGGTTACCCCGGGAGGTAACGGCGGCGACCACGTTTTAGTAAATAACTTGCTGGGCAAACTGAATGATAACTTCGGCCAGATCGGTCTTGGATACGCGAAGTTCCTCGGGAGCAACCATAAGAAGGTCGCACAGGACATAGCGGATTTTGGTAACGATGTCTGGAAGAAGTATGAGTTCCATAACGAGGAGCGTTTTTGGTACGCCACGATTGTTACTCTGATTATGGGCGCGCGTTATGCCAATGAACTGGGCTTTACCGATATCGACCTTGCGACGTTGGAAGATTTTTTGACCACAGAAATCCTCCCCAAGATGCGTGAAGAGGTCAAGGGTACGCCGGATGCGACTAAAGATATCGCGGTGTCGACAATTCTGGCGCAGTTTCTATCTGCTATGCGCGGCCGCAATACACTGATTACTAACCGTATCTGGGTGTCGAAGGGCAAGCCGGCAGTGGGTGCGATCAAAATCCTCAACGATACATCGAAGCTGAGCGAGATCATGGTTCAGATTGGCAAGGATGACGGGCTTGTACGTATCTCATCTACCGCGTTCTCTGCATGGATGAGCGAGCGCAGTTACTCCCGCATGGCGTTTACCAAAAAGATGAAGGATGAATTTGGTCTAAAAGATGTCCACGGTAAACTGGGTGGCGGCACCGAGATGGTATCGGCTATGGAGTATCTGCTTGAGATTGACCTGAATGACCATAAACTGAAGGAGTTTGTCGGATGATAACTCCGAAACGCCTGAGGAATTATTTAGATATAATAGATAAGTCAGGGTGTGAGATTGAGGATGTATCCCCTACAGGGAATAATCACTACAAGATTCGGGTTACTTCATGCGGTAATAAGCGGTTTTTCATTGTGCCTTTCTCACCATCAGACCATCGGGCATTGAAAAACTTTAACTCCGATATTAAAAGGTGGGTTAGGTCCACCCTAGATACTGGAGAGCGTCATGAATCTATCGGAGCGCGTAGCAGATAAGGCTTCTGCAATAATTGGTTCGTGGCGGTTTATTTTGATCCAGTCCACCATATTGGTGGGCTGGGTTATTTTTAACGTCGTGTCGGATGAACGATTTGATGAATATCCGTTCATATTGCTGAACCTGTTTTTATCCATACAGGCAGCGTTTACTGGTCCGATCTTGTTATTGTCGGCTAATCGCCAAGCAGAGATTGACCGCCGTCGGGCTATCGAGACTCTGGAAATAAATCGGAACGACCACATAGTGATCGTCCGAATGGAGCAGCATTTAGATATGCACTTCGACCGGTTAGCTCAGAAGCTCGGGATACTTTAACTCTTCCCTTTTCGCCAAGCGCGGTTGTTACTTTGTGTAGTAACACGTAAGTTACTGGCACTGTTCGTGCCGCCGTTGCGAAGTGGCTTCTTGTGGTCAACGTCTTTACCGTCGCCCTTACTCACGCGACCTGTAGCTTCAAAGTCACGGCGGGCAGCATTACGCATTGCCCGCTTTTTCTTCTGCTCTGGCTTGGCGTGGTAGCTATCGTACTCGTGCTTATAGTCGCGTACTCTGGTCACTTCTTTTTACCCTTTTTCATACCCATAAGCGTCAAAGCAAGGCGGGCTTGTTTACCGGTCGTACCCGATGCACCCTTTTCCTTCTCAGCATAAGCCTTGGTGCTTGCACCTGCGGCCTTTGCCTTCGCAGAGAAAGCGCCGGGGTGTTTGATTGCTCCGGCGATCCAATTTTTCTTAGCCATTTTACTTTTCCTTCTTTGGTTTAATAGAGCCTTCCAAGATACCGGTGACTGATCCGGCGCTAGGATTCTTTATGTTTTCCGGCAGATCGCGAATAAATCTGCGCTCGGTTCCTACGAAGTGGTCAACTGTATATTTGACATCTTCTGGGTACATATCAAGCCCCATTTTAGCCAAAACACCCGCAATCGTTTTCCAAGATTGATCCGTGTCCTTGAACCCTTGTTGGGCGTGCGGAACATCCTTTTTAGGGAAGCTAGTGTGGATAACATTCCCACTCCAGCTTTTGTTTGCACTGATATCGCTGATAAACCGAGCGATTTCAGGGGTTGCAAGAGTGGACAAATTACCGATCTGGTGACCAAGCGGAGTGAACGTCTCGGCTGCGCCATGGAGAACCATGCTGGCAATATCGCCGGGGGTTGCTTTGGTCAGGCCCATCTTGCTTGCAACAAGTTTAGACGCGGCAGTGGCACTGGCGTTGACTGCGAACAACGGGTAAGGCAGCGGCATCTTGAAGTAAATGCGTTCGCCGTTCTTGTTATGGAACGGAGTCATCAGGATCAAATTCTGATTACGCTCATACTCAGGGATGCTTTCAAGGGCTGATTTACCGTCCTTGTCCTTGCCACCGTACATATAGTTCATCATGCCGATACCAGTGATACCGGCCATAATACCGAACATGGTGCGACGGTATGATGGTGATGCTTTAAAGTTCGCACCGATCCGACCAGTTGTCTGCATGGCGACGTTACCGAATGGTACCCAGATATTGATCCATCCGGCAGAGCGGCCCTTACGACCAAAGTCTACAGTGATATCGCGTGCGATGATGGCAGCAGGTTTAGGCTCAATGCCTGCTTTACGTGCGCGGATATATGCAGCTAGGCGCTGAGCAGCGTCGGCCGAGTTAAGCATCTGTTCCCAAGCACCGAAGAACTGCTTTGCGGCAGCAATAGGGTTATTTGGTTTCTGAGCAGCGAGTTGCTCGATTTGCTTTTTGACATTCAAATCACCAGCAATGTTTTTAAAGTTCACAATGCCGCCGGCCTCTGCCATTTCCTTAATGTATTTTGCGACTTCTGGGTCTTTCACCGCACCCTCGTTACCGTCAAGGTAACGATAAACATCGGCGATATTACCGAACGCATCCTTCAAGTAACCCATAGGATTAGCGTTAACCCCCTGCTCACGAAGTGCGCGCAGGTTGGTGATCGCTTCGATTGGGTAGCGGAACAAGAAGTGGCGAACAAGGAAGGTCGGGCTGTAGTGGGTCCAAACACTCTTAATACCGTTCGTCAGGCTATTAACTTGCTTGAAGAACGCAGGCAATTCATCAGGGCGAATACGCTGAACAGCTTCGGCAAGAGCAGGGTCTTTGAACACGAGGAACTTCTGCACACCGTCATCTTTAAATCCAAGAATGCTTGGGTCTGCAACAGCGCGATCAAACGACCGGATAGCTTTATCGTTGACACTATTAGCCACACGAACTGGGGCATCGTCACCTAATGTGTTGTGCGCCTTAGAAACTGCATCGGCCAGAGATTTGAGAACGCGGTTACGCTCGCCGCGGACGATGGCGCGACGTGCTTGCAAGAACATATTGTGCAGCGCGTTATCCGATTCGGTCTTACGGCCACCTGCGGCACGGTATTCATTACCGATAACCGACACGCCATCGCGACCAATCAATCCACCCATACGCTGGCCCATGGCCTCGGCGATATCTTCGTCGGCAAAACCACGAAGCGAGGTGTATTCCTTATACTGGTTACGCAATTTCTGGGCTTTTTCTTCAGACAGAAGTCCATCTTCAACGAGCTTGTTAAGCTCGATCTCGCGAAGTTGGTCGTTGAGTTTTATAGCGCGGTCAAAGACAGCTTGCTTTGCTGGGTCTTTCGAAATGTCATCCAGAATTAATTGCGCAGCATCATTGGACATACCCGAGCCGTCTTTCACGTCCGGGTTTTTGGCCTCGATATCAGCATTACGTTCTTTCGCGTGACGAGCAATCAGCGCCTTGGATATATCATCCATGCTCATACCGGCTTTCTCAGCGTCGGCAGCAAGACGCTTTGTTTCTTGGCCTTCGCGGACAGCCATAGCACGTTCACGTTCTGAGATGCGGCCTTCCATAAGACGTTTGTCTTCATAGAACTTGCCACCGATCTGCTCTTGGAGTTTCTCGACTGGGCGGTTCAAATCAACAGCGTGTTCGCGGAATGTATCGAGCATATCGCCGACTTTTGACTCGCGAGCTTTAGCGATAGCAGCTTGGCCTTTTGGACCAATGTTACCTTGAGGGGTAACACCGGCATTTGGTGTAGGCTTTGAATACTGCTGCGCAAGCTGGTCGATGACCGGCATAGCTTTTTGCAAATTAAGGTTATCACCGAGGTGTTCATGAACCATCTCGGCAAGATCGCGTGCATCGTTTATCGGCACACCGCGCTTGACGAACTCATTCTCGATGGCCTCGATCTCACCACGGCCTTGGCTAAGTAATACGTCGAACTCGCGCATCTGGCGCAGTGGTTCACGGATTTCATCGGCCGTACGTTCTGCGTGTTCGGTTAAGTGCATTATGGCAGATAGCGCGTCGTATGCCTTCTCGTTATTACCAAAGAAGTTACGGATTTTTAAAAACGCATCGTTAACCGCCGACAGCATGGCGTGCCATACTGAGTTATTGCGTTGATCTAAACCGAATTTAGCAGCCATGTCTTTTGGTACTTCGATAGACATGAGCATTTCTTGGAAGCGTGGATTAGACATTGCCTCTGAAACAAACTCATGGATATCTTTAAAGCCGTAATACTTCGAGTTTGGCATCTGGGTTTTAACGTGATCCAGAAGCGACTGCATATCGGCTTGGAGTGCTTTGTCGGTATGGATGCCCATCTGAACAAGCGCGTGCATACCTTCATGCGCAAGAAGGGACGCATCAAACTTACCTGCCCCCATCATGCGGTCAGAAATCACGATGTGGTCAAATCGTGGATCATAATAACCATCAACCGACCCCGGACGAGTATCTGGGTTCATACGGTCAAGGGCTTCTTGGCTAACAACTAAAACATCGGTCCCGCCAACCTTCTCGCGAAGGCGGCGAAGAACTGTTCCAACAATCCGCTTATTGAGATCGTTAGCCTGCTTTAAAGCGCCGATGGTCATTTGATCCATCGCATCACTTAAAGTTGTATAATGCAAAATCTCATCTGGGTGTAGGCGAAGTTGTGGTGACTTAGGCTTACCTTCCGACTCCTCGATACCTTCACGAGCGCGACGTGGGGAGTTATAAAGACTCTCATAAAGAGCCTTCATTTCAGGCGTCATTACGCTCTTACCTTCAGATGCAGCTTTGGCACCTTCTACTTCTTCGACCTTACCTTCTTTATTAATTACTTGGCGGGTTTCACCATAGGTTTCACCTGTGCGAACACCCATACGGGCCGATTTAGCTGCTTTAGTTTGAACAGGTTCGGATTCAAAATCTGCGCCCGAAGCAATATTTCCTTCTGGTTCAGCCGTAGCAATTTCTTCGACAGCTTTTTGTTGGGACTTCTTTACTTCGTCGCCTTCGACTTTACGACCAGAGATAACCTCTTCTAGCTTACCGGCACGAAGAAGGTTTTCATTGACTACAAACCGTTGGAAATCAGCACGCTCAGGATTTTTTTTCTTAGCCAAGTTTCTTGCTATATTAAGAATAACGGCATCATGCAGATGACGCATATCTTCATCTACGGCTTGCCGGCCGGGTCTGTCTGGAATTTCGACACCTTGCTTTTTAGCGGCTTCAACCATAGCCTTTGCACGAGTCAAGATTGCCTGACGGGCTTCTGTGGCCTGTGTTCCGCGACCTAAGAAACCGCCCTCTACTTCCTCATTAGGGAGGAATTGAGACGTAACCTTCTTAGCCTTGGTATTATTCTCAGCGCGTACAGCACGCTCTTCTTTTGTCCAATTACTACCAGTCGGTTCTTTGATCTCGGCGCGGAGGCTGGCTTCATTGGCAAGTTGCTGCTTACGCATAGCTTCGCCGGCGGCTATGCTTTCCGGCGTCTGGCTTTCAAGAATGCGTGGCGTTTTTGCAACAGGTTCAGTTGTTACCTCGGGGGTAACCGGTTTTTCTGCCGCAGGTGCAGCAGCTTTCAGTTTAGCATTAGCTTCCGAAGTAATAGTATCTTTTAATTGCTGAACAAGTTCATCTTTAGTAATCTCCCTATCGACGTATTTCTTAAATACATCTGCAAGGGCTTTACTCTTTAAAGTACCTTCAAACTGATCTGGAAGAATAATACCGCTACGGCGATCAAAATCTTTCTCCGAAGTAAATTTACTCGGCCTATTCAATTCACCTTCTGCGTTAGGGACAATTTTGTTCCCATACATAGCGATAGAATTATGATCTTTGTTTGGATACTCATCCGTTCGGAATGTAATTTGATTGTCCGTGCCGGGAAACAACGTAAAGCCATCTTTAGTCGCGGCAACAGGTTCAGCGCGTGCTGCTGATACCTTTTTGGCGGCAGCAGCTTTAGGTGCAACTTGTACAGGTTCTTGTACAACTTCTGGTGCAGAGGTCGTTTTTTCTTGGATAACTTTATCAAGACCCGCAAGCGCATCGGCCGCTTTGGAATTAGCAGCAACGCGCTCAGATAATACCTGATCGGCAGGTTTAGTTTCAATCTTGTTCTCAGGCGCGGTTTTGGTAGTCTCAAGAGCAGCAACTTGTTCAGGTGCAGTCTCAGTTGTACCCGCAGCTTCTTTAACCGGCACACCCTCTGGGGTTGTCTCGGTCACAGCAACTTCTGGATTACCTTCTGCAACGCTCTGGGCTACTTCGGTCTTATCGACACCACCAAGTTCAAGCAGATCGCTGAGCGTGTTGTTTTTTACCGCGGCACGAATTTTAGCTGCGGTGGTACCGTCTTTACCAGCGATGTAGTCAAATACGCCAACACCGGGAACTTTATACCGTTGGATGTTTTCACCTTCAACCTGCGGAGGAACTTTGCCAGTTCCTTCGGGATAAAGGACAACCTTCTTAGTACCAGCAGCGAGAGCTTTACGTTGCTCCTCAATGGTATCTGGTGCTTCAGGAACCGTGTTAGCATTAAGATTACCTTCTTCGGTAACTTGTTCGGTCGCCGGAGTTTCAGGCGCGCTAGGTTCCACTGCTGCTTTTTGTGCTTCAATAGCCGCACGAACCTTTTCGCGCATTTCTGCGCGAGGGTCGACAATAGGTGAAGCACCAAGAGCCGCACCTTCATCTGCTGTAACGGGAGCGGTTGCTCCGCCGGGGGGATTACCATCGTTAGGTGGTTGAATTGATTCGCCAGCCAAGGCTGCGGCTTGGTCAGAAGCAGGTGTGCGTTCGCCTACGCGCTCGACAGCTTTTACGCCGGAGAATACTAGACCGCCAAAAGCACCATTAATGGCGCTATCGAAAACCTTCTGCCATTGGATCGCGGCATCTTTATCGCCATTGGCATACTTCAAAGAAAGTTGCTTGGTGATTTCTTGGATACCAGCACCGCTGCCGAAAATGGCAGGGTCTTTTACAATGATCTTGGCTAGGTCTTTTGCAAGGCTCTTAGTTACATCGCCGCCCATACCGGCGACTTTAATCATACCAGTTGTAACTACGCCGCTGGCAATACCGGGAATAACAGAAAGTTTGGCGATATCTTGATCGCTGAGTTTTCCGTCAGCGATAAGTTGCTTAATGCCTTCATCAGCAAGCAAGGTCTTATTGGCCGAACCAATACCTTGCAAGGTACTCATACCAAATACGGTAGCTAATGACGCTGCACCGCCGGCGACTGGGTTACCAGTTAATGCGGTTGTACCAGCACCCGCTGCAATGTCAGCACCTAAAAATCCACCGAGTCCGCCGAGCGTTTCGCCCATACGTTCGATTAGGTAATTACCAAAATCCGATGCGCCATGGACATCGGAGATAGAATTAAAATTACCTTGGAGAGCAGGATTCTCCGCCAATTCACCGGTGCTTTTAGAAATATCGCGAACGGCCTGCGGGGCATTTGCACCCATAACTTTAGCAAGTACATCCGTACCGGTAGCGGTGTCAGATATGGCCCCAGAAAATGAACGAGTAACTGCGTTACCAAAACGCTTAACTGGCTCTGGTACAGGCGCTCCAAACTCAGAGGTATCAACACCCGCAGCAGCAAGTTGTGCTTGGATATCCTGACTCATCGTAGGATTAGATATCTCTGCTGCCGGCGTCTGAGGAATTACATCCGGCTTGAGCGGAGCAAGTGCGGGTGCGGCCTTTGGTTCAAAGCCGGGTTTAGCCCACTCAGGTTGTATTGTTGTAATCGTGCCGGGTGCAACTGGTTCAGGTGCGCCGCCCATGCTCTCTGGACGACGAGGCGGTACAGGGACAGCTTGCTTTGGTTCCTGAGGAATCAGGTCATCAAAACTTAATGCACCGGTGTCTGCCGGTGCATTATTGGATGGAATAAGGTCGTCAAAACTTAGGTCCATTATAGTCCCTCAGTAGAATATCCTGCGGCCTGAAGACGTTGGATCACAGCGGCGCGTGGTGCGCCTTTTTGTATAGCACTTGCGGCTTGCTGTTTAATAGCCGGGTCAAGTGGTTTTGGTGCCGCAGCCTGTTGTGTCTGAGTAGACTGAGCAGGGATCGCTTGGTTAGTAGGTGCGCCACCGAGTGCGATAGAAGTCTGCGGCTTCGGCTGACCAGCAGGAGTACCACCTAATGCAGCGGCAGTTGGTAGATAACTCCCAACCTTACCTTGCGCGGTAACCGGATTAGGGTTTGCTGGAGGAAGCGGAGTTCCTTCAGGCGCAGTGGTAGGCGTGGGGTTATACCCATCCTTAGTCGTTTTGAGGGTATCATTAATAGCTTTCTGGATAGAATTACGTGCAGGGACAACACCCGTTTTACCACGAGCGGCAAGACCTGCATCCATCACAGCCTTCTGAGCATCGTCAAGTTCTTTCTGAGCGTCAGAAACCATCTGCTCTTTATCTTCGCTCTCAGATGAATTGGCACTATTTAACTTCTGCTTTGCTTCGGCGAGCGTATTAAGGGCATCGCTATATGCGGTTGCAGCAGGCTTTGAGGTACCTCCGCCAGCACCGGTGCCACCAGAACGCATAGCATTGGTGCTATACTTCGAAGCTATGTTAGCCATGGACTTCACAAACTCGGAGCCATCAGCGACACCCGCTGCAATCTTCCACAAATCTTGTGGCGAAGCGGTGCCATTTTGAACAGTCTTACCGTTGTTCGTAAGATTATAGTTCACGGTGCCGTTTTGATTTGGGGTAACAGAAAGCTTCTGCCCGTCTGGTATGTTCTCGTTATAGGCATCTTCTATTAGCGTCGAAGCACTATTAACGTCTCCCATCTGGAGTGCGTGCTGCGCCAAGCGACCACGAGTCATCGAGGCCATCTTATCGAACAACACAATGCGCTGGGCAACATTAGCTGCACGCTCAACATCACCGCGATCCATAAAATACTGGTACGCCGTAGCCAACCGTGCTGCGCCTTTATAGTTAGGAGGCATACGGTTATCTGGGTCAATCGTCTTATCAATAGCGGCAATCTCGTCAGGTGTGGCTTGGCCTTCTGAGGTATTAAAATCAATACCCGACTTCTTGCCAGTAGGAATAGCGCCACCAGTGGCTTTGCTGTCGGATGCAAACTTCTTCATCGCCGCTTCAGCAGCGCGACCGGCACCGGTTACAATCTTTGCATGTGCATCTGGAGGTATAGTTGGGGTATCGGATTGCGTTGGAACAGCTTCTGCCGGCTCGGAATCATCTGGCTCATCAACAGGTTCAACCGGCGCACCTTCTTCGGCGTGCAGCATAGGAATAGCGCCGCCCGTGTAGGCTTCCGCGGTCGGCTGTTCGGTGTCAGATGTAACGGTTGGCTGATTCTCATCACCAGTAGCACTCGTATCAATCGCGCTTAGCTTTACCCGCGGCATCCGAGGACGCCGAGATACTGGACCAGAAGACGACAATGGAGCGCCGTATGGGGTGCCTAAACCAAATGGGTCATCCTCATACGCTTTGCTGAGGTTCTTAGTATACGCATCATAATAATCGGTATCGGACTTTAACTTCCGAGCCGACTGATAACCAGAAACAAAGTCTTTAATCTCGCGCGAAAAGCTCATGGCTTACCCCACCGGAAGTGCGCCGTTTGGACGCGATGTAAACGTAGCTTGCTCATCTGGGGCAAGCGCATACTTAGGTTTAGCAGGTGCCTCACCTTTTGCATCTCTAGATTTCTTAATTACGTTCTGGAAGAACTCTTCACCCTTCCAAGATAACACGTCTTTAGGAACAACAAATTCACCGGCGGTTAGGCGGGCGGGAACATCATCAATGGCCTTACCTTGTGATGGTGATGCGTGGTCTGGGACGTTACCTCCCGGGGTAATATCATCAGGGACCGCGCCACCTTCAGCAAAGCCCGCAAACATGCCGGCTTTACCCATGAACCCAAGACCAGTACCGATCAACGAGCCAATACCAGAACTTGCGTTTTGGTCTGCGTTAAACTGGTTAAGCTGGGCATTATATCCTTGAGTCAGTGTATTACCCCAGTTGCCAAGAGCTTGGTTCTGCATACCCATATATTGGGGAGCGGTACCCATCGTATTGGCACCCGACTGGGTGGTTGCAATAGCCGAGTTAATACCTTGGTTACCGGATTGAAGTGCCGTCCCGTAGGTCTGAGCAATCTGGCCGGGATATCCACGGCCTACGTTAATTGCTTCAGAACGCATGGCGCGACCCATGGCTTCAGTCTGCTGCTGGGCTTGATTTCCCGCTGCGGCTTCGGCCGCGCCTTGGGCAACTTTAGACCCACGATCTAACGCAGCAAAGCGAGTGGAGCTTGGATCAACACCGTAGCTCTCAAGGTTCGCCGCTGCGGCGTTTCGTTGGGCTTCCATTTGTTGGGCAACATTAGCTTGAGCGCGACCCATCTCATACTCTTGCCGACCCGGAGTTGCAAAATTCTGGGCTTCTGTCGCAAGCTGACCTTCAAGGGGTTGGTAGATACCCTCATACCGCGCACGATCTGCTGCGGCGTTTTTATCATTAATTGCTTGGGTGTTCAGGGCAGCGCCAACGACTTTATCTGCAATCTGCTTATTGTCAGCGTACTGCTGCTTCGCCCAGTTTAGTTGTTCTTTGGCGGCGGCAGCAGCAATTTTTGCAGACTCGGCGTTTGCATTGGCTATCGGCGTATAATCTGGTGCTGCGGGTGCAGAGCTTTTACTACCCATATCAAAAATCTCCCGCTTTAATATTACGCGGTTTCAAGTTTAACCAACGACATTCTTCCTTATACAACGACAATATGTGCATGTCACCTGTAGGAAAAACATCGCGGATGATTGTATCCATTTTAAAGCCGATTTTTTTACAAAACTCAATAGACCGGATATTATCTTCTGGTATTGGAGAAAGTATCTTTTTACACCCTAATTGCCTAAACGGGTAGTCAAAAGTTACCCATAAGAAATCCCTGTTAAGCCAATACGGGTCAAAAGACGCCACATGGAGTCCTACACTTACCCCCGTATAATCCTTAAATATTACCCCGCCTGCTAATTTATTATCCTTTATCCGCGAGATACAAACATCGGATTTAGGGTTAAAAACTAATCCAGCAGCTTTGGCTATATCATCGGCATGAACATGATTGCCAAACTCGATCATACGGCCACCACAAGCCAAGAAGACCCATTCCAATAGGACATTCTGCTGTTATCTGTGTTGACCCAAAGGTCACCAATATCGTTCGTATTTGGCTGTGAACTCTGAACAAAGATGCGTGGAGCGCCCGCAGAGGCACCCTTTAGCTGTCCAGTTATGAGTTCAATCGAAATCTTCATGATCCGAACGGATTCCAAAAGACTCTCTATCGAGGCAACTGGTTCCGGGATCGAAGGGTAACTTGGGTTAGACATTTATCAATTCCTTGGCCGTGGTGGCGGCTTCAACGGACCAGATCGTAACACGGGCCTCAATCTCGATCTGCCAGTAAGTAGACCTAAATCCTGATGGCATACGGAAGAACTCGCCGGAAGTTCTAAGTTCCCGGGTCATTACTAGGTTACCGTCAGCATAAATGCGGACAAGCCCCCATTGATCGTCAGCAAGGGTTGGTTGATTCTGCGAGGTATTTTGTACAGGATTTAATGATGTGATACCGGGTGGAACGGTAAACCATACACGCATAGCCTCAAGGTTACGCTTATTCGGCATCTCCATAACTTTGGAGCGCCACTTGTAAGCACCGTGCGTACGGTCAACTGAGACATCGAACCAAAGAACTTGGCCGTTTCTAAAGATAAAGATTTCGCCAGTCCACGGATCAGCCCATAGGTTTGTCACTGCGCTGTCAGACGTAAGCGAGTTCCAGCCGACCCTTTGATTGTTAAAGTCGATTAATGCGCCATTATACGAGCCGGTATAATCAACCTGCACGAAGGCGGTATTTTGGAACGCGTCCTTTTGGAACGCGCCCGGCCGAGTAGCACCCCAGCAGTAATAGGCATTATTAAATTTAGTGGCACGAAGAGTGGATACATTAAGTAAATTTAACCACTGATCCCTCGTTATCATCTGACGAGTAATTACAGTGGCAACACCCGGTGCGGCCAGCACAAGACCATTCGGAGATGCGTATAGAACACCCTCAATGGACGAAACGATAGACCCACGCGACAAGCATGGTTCCAAACTTGCGATACGTGACATCGACATCGAAGCGGGATTAATACCCGTAATCGCGTACGGGTATGTTGTCGTGCAGGCAATCAGGGTTTGACCCATGACGCCAAGCCCAACAATCGGATACTCGGTATTAACCACATAAGAAACCGGCCACGCGTGCGGGCGATACGGCTCGGAGAACCAAACTTCGTTCGACTTCCAACCAGCCATAATGCCGTTAGGCATCATAATAATGCCTTCTAGGTTGGATGGAGGCGGCGTCCAGTAGGTGCTTTGAAGCTGATTGTTACCTGACACGGTAACATCATCAACCGTATCCGCGTAAACCGTCTGACTAATCGGTAGGTCAGCTACTTGGAAATAGGTAGCGGCACCGGAGGCACCGGTGATTGTGCGGTAAATACGGACTGTTGTGATGTTGCGGTTAGTGGTGATTGAGCTATCTGGAGCTGTTACCTTGATAACCCAAGGATCACCTGACCAGCCATTGGACACGGTTGGCTCACTCGGCGCACTCTCTTCGCCATAAGCAGATATCCATGTGTAGACATACGACCGGCTTGTAAGGACACCGGTGCCGGTATCAGTCAGTGTGCTGGATTGATTCTGGGATGGTACGCCAAGCGTAACTTCACCACGGTCGTCAATCGTGACGCGGATACCTGCGGTTAAGGTTCCGTACCGGAGTTCAGCACGAGAACCAGTTACCTTGTACCGGATGGATGTATCAACAACCGGAAGTGCATTATTCGCAAAAGTATCGGTATCAACTGCATATGAAGAAGAATGGTAAATACGCGCAGTTGAGCCGCGAGTGAAATAAGATAAAGAAGTTGCGCTCAAGATATACGAACCGCTTACGCGGCTAATATGCGGTGCAACTGTAGGGGAAGGGATACCTAAAAGGTAAGCCGGTAAGCCCGCGATAATACGTGCTTTGGTATTATAATGGGGTGCAATCTGGTCATAAGATTGCGAACTTGCCCAATAAAACCGCTCGTAACTATCATCAGTAATCGGCGTGTGAATAATATCCGTGTCTGGATTATTAAACTCAAGCCAGTAAGAATCTGAGATATGGGACTTATCGTAATACTGTTTAGGTATCCGGTATACTTTATTGGTAGCAGCACTAGAAGCCGTATAGATTGAATATGGCTCAGGAAGCCCTTCGATGGTGCCATGGTATAACCAAGCGTTCTGACTTAAGGCAGCTTGATCCTGCGGCAGCAGACGATCATCTACTGCCGGAATCATACCACCAAAATTCTGAAGCTTGAGAGCAACCATTAATTAACGTCCTAGCAACTTCTTCATGGCAAGACGACCCATCTCGATTTCAGCGCGGGTCTGCTCAGAAATAAAATCCGAAATTTCTTCGGCTACGGTCTCCACCTTCGAGACCGCCTCTTCAACTGCATCCTCGATCTGAGTGATGAAAGAAGGAGTATCCTCTGTGGTGTCGGAAACAACTGGGTCTGTAGAAGTATCGGTCATTTGATTTTTCCTTGGTCTAGCCATGATAATCTCACTTGTTTTTTAGTCGTGCGCTCATTGCTTTGGCTTTTGCCTTAGC